AGTATTTCTTGATGTTCTTGTACCTTTTGTATTTCTTCTTCAATAAACTCTAGTCTATTTTTCTTTTCAGGTACTAATAGTATGACCGCCAATAAAAGAGCGGCCGTGATTGAGAAAATCCAAAGATATTGTGTTAGTAGATTTTTCATATTAATATTTAGTGCATAAAAAAAGGCGAGGTTTTGAGGCCTCGCCTTTTTAATTTGGTTAATGTAAAATTACATTATGTTCGCTACTTGGACTCTTCTGTAGTATCTGTTAGCGTTTTTGTTACCAGCGCCATTGATTACAGCATTGTCACCAGTTCCAGCTTCAGCAAATGGGTTTGCTTGTAAACCGTATCTAGTTTTGAATCCAATTTTTGGTTGGAAAGTATCTTGACCAACCGCTCTAACCATTTGTAGAGGTACATATGGGCAGTAGAAAATACCAGCGTCATATGGAGATGTACCTTTGTATACAACTACAAAATACTGTTTAGCAGTATTGTTAGCAGCATATGGATCAATGTACACTTTGTATCTACCGTTTAATACACCAGCAAAAGTATTACCTGTGTCGTCAACGTTTAGGTTGTTGTTAAGAGCAGGAGTGTAGTCTAGGACACCAGCCATTTGTAAAGCAGATGCAACATCAGCTGAACAGATGATAAGGTTTCCTTTACCTCTTCTTGTTCTTTGAGCGATCACGTTTGCTTCTCTCTCAACTTGGAACATTAGGCCTTTAAATCTCTCAACTGACCATCTACCGTTTGAGTCTGTGTCTAAATCAAAGACACCAGCAGATGTTGTGTTGATAGCACTTACAGCACCAATGTGTGTAGATGAGTTATCAGAAGCACCGATTTCAGCGTTGATGTAAATTGTTCTTACAACTTCTCTGTTGATTTCAGCAAGGATCTCAGCAGATAGGATGTTAGCCAATTCAGTCTCAGCGTCTAAACCGTGAATTGCTTTAAGGTCTTGAGCCAACTCCATAGTGTATTCAGCTTTTAGTGCTCTTGACTTAGCAGTCACCGTTGATTTCTCAATTGAGAAAGCCATTTGTGCAAAAGCATTGTTAGCAGAATCACCTAAAGCTTCAGCAGTTGCTGTAGCCATACCTTGACCTCTTGTGTAAGCAGTCGAAGGATCATCATTTAATAGAGCTGGGTTTGTACCAGTTTGAGCAGCACCAGAGTCACTAGTTGAGTCACCGGCAGCATTTCTACTAGAGAAATCTGTATCAGCTTCGTCAAATAGGGCTTCAGTACCAGATTGTGAAGTAAATCTGCTTCTCATTGCGAAGATAAGACCAGTTGGACCTGTCATAGGTTGAACACCAGCAATATCGTAAGCAATTAAGTTAGGCATAGCTCTTCGTACTAACGAAATTAGGATTGGATCCCAATTTTGGACACTTGATCCAGTTGCGTTAGCAGGAGCAGCTTCACTTAAAAAAGCAGCGTCTTCTTTCATAGCTCTTTCTTGGTTTTCCAAGATAGTAGCTGTAACGGCACGCTTGTAAGAGTCCTGAATTTTTGGAAGTTCAGGATGTTCTAATACAGGCTGCCATTTTTTTTCGTAAGTTTCAGATAAGTACATATCTATTTTCTCCCGTATTATTATTTGTTAGACAATTTAATGTCTTTTGTTTTACTAATAGCAGCAGAGTAAGCAGCCATAGCATTTGATAAATCTGCCGGTTGCTCAGCAGATTCACCTGCCGCTACATTATCTATCTCATCATCTTTTGAAGTTTCTTTTTTACCAAAGTAAGACTCTTTAATAGTTTTTACTTTAGTTGTAAAATCTTCCTCATTCGAATACTCAACTTCTTCAGCAAGTTTATTAAATTTCTCTTTAGCAGTATCAGCTAAATCTTCAGACGATTGATCTAGGATCTCTTGTCTTTTGTATTCGCCATTTGCTTTGTTTAATTCAACATTCTTGTCAATACTCTCGTTAAGTTTCTTTTCAAGTTCTTCAATTTTGTCAGCTTGATCTTCAAGTACATTGTACTTTTCATCAGGAACATCTATGTAGTGGTCTTCAAATAATTTTTTAAGTCCACCAATAAAGTCTTCAGCGATCTCGCCTTTGATACCTCTCTCAATAGCGATAGCATTTTCTTTCATCCATTCCTCAACAACGTAGTTTAGGTATGAATCAACTTTTTCTACTAGCTCTGCTTTATGAGATTCAGTATTTTCTTGTAATTTAGTTTCGTACTCGCCTTCTAATCTTTTTGATTCTGCTTTTACTTTTGATTTAATAGCAGCTTCGAAGATTGTAGCAGCTTTCTGTTTAAACTCCTCTGATAAATCAGAATCGCCTATTAAAGCGTCAACGTCCGATTTGATGTCTAAAGTGTCTTCATCTGATTCAGCTTTGTCTTCTTTATGATAACCAGCTTTCATCATATCTTTCTTCTTCTTGTCATCTTCTTTATCGTGCATATCTTCTTTTTTAGGTTCTTCTTTTTCATCAGCCTTGTCGTCTGATTTCTGCTCTTCTTTTAACTTCGGCATTGCGTCAGCAGCACCTTGGTTTTTTTGTTGAGCGTCACCAGAGACTTGTTTGATTTTTTTAGAAGCACTAGGATTGCTGTCTGTTGGTTTTACAACCGCTGGACCAAGGTCCTCAGCTTCACCTACTTTTTTCATAGGTTCAGCCGCTACAGCATTCTTTGTAGGAGCAGACGCTTGTGGATTAGCAGCATTAGCTTCAGCCACAACTTCTTGTTCCATTGCCTCAATTTTTTTCTCTGTTTCGGCCATTGAAAATCTCCTTATTAAAAATAAACGTTTATTTTCTTTGTTACTAGATATTTATAATATTAAAGCTTTTTAAGCATAGATTCAAAGACTTTTAATTTCTTTTCTTCTAAATCTCTTTTCTTTGTTTTATAAATTTCCATTCTCCACGCTTCAATATCTTTTTCTATTAAAGCGCCATTTTCCCAAACCCACTCTTTTCCTTCCATAATTCCTTCTACGAAAGCGTCTGGAGCGCTAGGGTCTGCTACAATATCAGCGGCTGTAGCTAAGTAAAAATCATCTTTTACATAGTTAGCACCACCTCTTTGTATTAATGAACCCATACCTCGACTTGAAACGCCTAGTTGAGCGCCTTCATCTATAAGACCTTTAACAATCTTACCGTATGGTGTATTCATTATTTTTGCTTCACCAATAAAATTATTACCATCAGGATATAGTTTCGTTATCATATGAGAAACTCTTTCCAAATTAACCGTTGGTCCGTCAGGATGTCCTAACTCGCCAAATGCTCTTTTTTTATTGATAAATTCTTTGTTGTATCTTGTCACTTCTTTAGCCAAAATCTCTTTTGGATAAACTCGTCCATTTCTATTTTTAATGTCAGATTGTAAAAAGACACCTTTGATTTTGTAGTCTTTTTTACCGTTGGTTTCTTCAACCAGGTATTCTGCTTGTGATACTTCTTCGGATATTAACTTCATCTTTTTCTCTCTCTTTATATTTATAAGAGTTTTTATCTAAACTCTACTACAATTGTGTAGTTATCGCCATTGGCAAAGTTTTTTGTAGATAGTAAAACATCACCTGTTGGCGTGGTAGCATTGTTAGGAATACTATTTCCGTCTGTCCTAAAGTCCATAAAACCTTGACCAGATAAAAATAAGGCAGAGGCATTAGTCACTCCGTCCCATATTATCTCAACTCCAGATTTTCTATCAGCAGTGTTAATAGAGTAGTAAACTCTAGCGATTGATCTGTTACCATCTTCCGACATAAAAGTTAATTCTGAAGCGTCAACTTTTTTAACGTTTGTTTCGCCAGTACCGTCTGAAAAGTTTGTAAGTTTTGCTACAAATTTAACACCAGAGGTGTCTGCTATAGTTTGTGTTGTTACCGTATCTGCCATTACTTGTATCCTGATTCCTTATGTGCTTCTAATACAATATTATATTTTGTAACATTTGTATCACTTGTTAAAAATATATCACCTATTGTATCAATAATTTTGTTCTCACTAGGTTTAAGGCCATAATTGCCTCTACCTGATATAATTAATTGTTTTGTTGTGTCAATACTTGATCTTTTTTCAAAGAACAAAGTAACATTACCTGTACCTAAAATTTCATATTGTAAATTAGCAATAGAAACTTTTGGTTCACTTGAAGCGTTATTAGACGCCTCTACATCTACTATTTTTTGGTCTTCTTCATTGCCAACGCCATTAGCGTTAACCATAATTTTAAAGTTATCATCAACCAACTTTGTAGATGTTATTGTCATTATCTAGGTGATGATACTGCTGAACCTACAGCGTTACCTGAAGAGGCAATAGTATCAGTTTCATCTTTTTCAATTACAATGCTGTCGCCAGCAGTAATTAATATTAATGTACCTAATGTAGTACCACTCGCATTTTTTAATGTAATTGTGTTAGCAGCCGCTTGAGCTTGTACTCTTACAAAGTGAGCTCTGCCAAAATTACTTGCTGAGATAGCACCACCAGCAGCTGTCGAGCTGCCTTTAATTTTCATTGAGCCTTGGTATGCCATTTTTATTTTTCTCCTAATTGTTCAATTACTTCTTTATCAAAGTAATCGTTTAACTCTTTTAAATTTATATTATAATGTTGAGCAACTTTATCACAAGAGCCCTCAAACCTTTTTATAATATTGCCAGTTGATTTCTCAACTAATTTAAAGACATCACTTACAGCGTCTTTCATCTTCGGGCTTAAATCGTTATAAGCCTTTGAATCAACTTTTAAATTTTCTTTAACTAGTCTGCTCACCAGCATTTTCTTCGCCTTCTTTATTTGCTAAATCAATTTGTGCCACACCATCTTTTGCTTGTGCGTCTGTTGGTGTTGGTGATACTGAACCATCAGCATTAAAAACCCCTGGATCAGCAATCTCTGGTTTAGGGTCACTATGAGCCTCTGCTTCAACAGGTTGTTTAAATAAATTACCTGCTATATCTTTTCTAGCATTATCTAAAGAATTTGCTACTTTATCTCTTAAAGCAGCTTTAAATGCTTCGCCAGCGTCATCATTTTTACCTTGTGATAACTGGTCTATAAAGTTTTTTGTGTTGTCATTTACGTCAGCCATTTTCTATTACTCCATATCATTTTGTTGAGATATTGGGGAATCAATAAGTCCATCTTCAATCTCTTTTTTGATTTGATTGTCCATTTCCTCAATTTCTCTTTCGTTTTGTTTTAATACACTTTTTCTTACATATTTTAATGAGTAGTATTTACCAATATAGTCTCTCATTTCAGAGGCTAATTGTAATCTTTCTCTCATCATTTCAGTATTTTTTAATTCAGCAAAATGGCCATCTTGTAAGTAATCATAGTTAATACTATCTCTTACATTTGACCAATCTTCTTCATTAATAATACCTTTTAATATAAGTTGTGTTCTTAATAAATCATTAAATAATTCAGTAAATTTCTTTCTTAACCTTTGAACAAATTTAGTAAATTTTAATTCGTCTCTAGTTATTTCAGAAGCTCTACCTAAATTAAAACCAGTAGAAGACTCTAATCTACTTACTGGTACGTTTAATGATCTATATAATTTTCTTTGGAAGTATTCAATATCAGAAATTTCACCTAAATTTTGACCACCTGGTAAAGTAGAAATATCTGTACCTCTTCCACCTTCTCTACTTGGTAACCAAAAGTCTTCCAACATACTCATATAATTTCTGTCGTCTCTGATTTCTCCTGTTGAAGCGTCATAAACAAGTTTGTTTCTATATCTTGCCATAACATCACGTAGATATTGTTCAGCTTTTACTTTTGGTAAATTACCAACATCTATCTTAAATATTCTTCTTTCAGGTGCTCTAGCAATTCTATAAATTACCGTAGCGTCTTCAATCATTCTTAACTGATTAACAGGTTTAATAGCTTTATGTAAATAAGATAAAACTATATTTTTGTTTTGATCTATTAATCCTGACGGACAAAACGCTATTGTGTCAGGTGCTATTTTTATACCTGTACCAGTTGTTGTGCCTGATACACCTTTCTCATTGTAAAGATAATATTCAACAAATTCATCTACAACAGAAAGCATATTAGGACCAGAACCATCTGGTCTTTTCTTTCTAATCTCTCGTATCTTTTTAACTTTACGAGGATCAATATATTTTAATTCTGTAATTCCTTTTACAGGACTTTCTCTATCAATAATTTTATGATAATAGATACGGCCATCAACGTACCATCTTCTAAAAATATCGTGTCCTTTTGTATTGAAATTTAAAAGTTTAAGGATATTTTGAAATTCATCCTCTATTTTTTTTCTTACATCTTTACCATAGGGTAGATTATTAACATCTACTCTTACAGCAGATTTCATTTCATTAGCAACAACAGCCTCGTTGACAATATCCTCAACTGCCATATCACACTCGGGGTGTAATGCTACTTCTCTATATCTACGTATTAAATCCGCCTCACTCTTTGCCGTACCTTCCATATCAAGGTACTGACCAAAGTAACCACCAGCAGCAATAGTTTGTGTACCATCATCTGCTTGAGTTGTAGTAAAGCTTTGTTTTGGATCGGCTTGTTTTTTCGCCCTTGTAATACTAAACCCAAATAATTCAGCCATTTTATATTCCTTTAATTTACTTACTACTACTTATAATAGTTTTAGGAAGATGGCCTGGAGACCAGGCCACCCTCATTAAAATTAAGTAGTTGTATTACTTTCAAAGTATTGGTAGTTGAACGTAACGTCAAATTGTTCGATTGCCGTTTGTTCATCATACGTCAATTCAATTGGTGCCACTACCGTAGGGAAAACTCCCCTTAGCGTGTACGATTTAACCGTATTACCATTTCTGTCTAAATGATCTACAAATGCATCCACTTGATAATCAACTGGATTAGTTAAGCCTTCGTTATCAGACATATTGTTGATACCGTTTTGCCATCTTTCGAAAGCATTTCTTAACTTAAAGTTTGTGTCATTATA